GTTTTATTTATGGTAGAAGATAATATGTCCTCTATAACCTTATTTTGTGTAGCCCCTTGAGCTTGGGCATACTTTGTAACCATCTTAGACAACCTATTATATTCTTTCTTTTTATCTTGTATAGAAAGCTTCATGAGGTCATTTAAAATGGTATAGGCAAGCATTATAGCTGCTAGTTGTTTTAGCAACTCGTCTCTATTATCCTTTTGCTCCTGATAAACCTCTTTTATAAGCTTATCGGCTTCATCATAAAGACTTGCAATGAAATCGAGTTCTTCTTTATCAGTATAATCACTCAACAACATCACTTACTTTATTCAAATCAATTTCAGGTAATGCTTCATCCTGTTCCCTTTTGACTTTTTCAGCCTCGGTAACTTTATTATGGACAAAACTGAATAATCCTCTTGACGTATCTTTGGAAAGAACACCTTCGGGAACTACGGCCAACATTTGAGCAGTCCCGAGATCATCCATTGGAATATTAGGTGTATAAAGTGCATTAATATCTTTGTAATCATAATTTTTAGTTTTCTTAAGATTCAAATACATACATAAAAATCTATTACGATTTTTAACTATATTTTTATGTGATTTTTCTTCTAATTTACACTTGTTTTCTAAAGCTATTAGCCTAGATCTTAAGGCAATACCTGACAAGTTACTTACCATGCCCTCATTATGATTTATATGGCAAGCTAACTGATACATTGTATCTACATATCTATCAAGTGTATTTTGAATAAAGGTATCATTGATATTTTTTATTAGCCACTGGATTGTACTATCTTTATCTTTAGCTTGTAATACTCCAAGCCTTTTCATCTCTGGAATATCCTCTTTAGGGATTTCGCAACCTGTAAATACCATATAAGCATTTCTAAAATCACTTATTTCATTACCTATATCACTAAAATTAGTTTCAAACGCATCTTGTAGTCCTTTAATATCTTTATACAAACTATCGTGGTATTCTTCAAGTGTTAATTTTCCGACACTAACAGGAACTTCACCGAATATATTTTCGGTAGGTTTAGCGATTTCCGCGAATTTACTATCATAATGATAAATATAATTATCGGTATAAACATCAACGTATTGTATTAATGTGTCAAAATCATTCTTGAAAGCATGAATAAAAAATAAAACCTTACCAGCGTTATCTGTGTAAGCATAACCGTCAGTGGGCTTTATAATTTTGCTACAAAAATCAGCATTATCATCTAAGTAATATAATTCATAAACCTTTGTAAATATAATCAAGTATTTCATTAAATCTGTATCATGTAATTCATCCCAGTGCGCAGTATAATATTCTATATCCTTTATTATGTTTTTATCAGCGGTCTTAGACTCATAAGTTATATCATTACCTACCGTATAACTAACTTCTTCTTTCGTAAACTTTTTAATATAGTTTGTAGGAGTTTTAATATTAGACCTTTCAGTTATAAATTTATATTTTCTCATAGCATCAGTATCACCCTTATAGTAACGATACATTTTCTCGTAAATATGACGATTTGCATTATAATTACCATATATTTTTTTTACTAACGCTAAATGCTCAGGGTTATATAGATTTAGTCCAGTTTGTTTTTTTAATATCCTTTTTAGTAATTCAACTATGTTCATTTTCACACCTCCTAAAATCCAAATGCTCTTCTATTCAATATTGTAACAACACTGATTAATTTTATAATATCAATTTTCAAGTTAAACTCGGCGGTTACATCAGGAGCATCATCATGAATTGAAAATTTCTGACCTGCAAACTCCATTATCTGATTTATAAATTCTTCATCTTCCTCAGCAAATATAATTTGGCCTTTATTCATGTAAGGAATAATTGTACTTATTTTATCATCCTTATTTTTCTTTTGAGCATCATTAATGATTTTTATGCCCCTGGACCTCAATGCAGGGTCCTCACCAATTGATTTTTCAAGTTGGAAAGCATCAGCACCATTAAAAGTATTCTTTTCAATAGAAACATGAGTTATGTCAGGATACTCTTTCAATAAATCAATCATATGTTTAATATAATCATCAAAATTAGTACGAGCATTTATTTTTGCAAGTTCTGCTTTACGAGCGTACTTTAATCCATTGTCACATTCTGAACCAACCAAAAATGATGAGTAATCTGATTTAACATTCGCGGTTGCTCCTGGATCCACAACTAACATTGTTTTAATAAATCTATGAGTTTCAATCTCAGAGCGTTTTTCAGTTCTAACAGTCTTAAACCACTTCTCACCAATACTATTAACATCACCCTGGATTTCTTGCTTAAAAGATGCTGGATTTTCATAATACTGCAATGCTATATCTAAACAGTCCCAAAACTCAGCCCACAATAGGGGGAATTTCATTTCTTCAATGTGAGACCAGTAGAACTCTTTAGCATCTTCAAGATGAGTTTCACTTTTAAAATTGAATAACATATTTTTAAATCTAAGCCACAGGCCAGTATTAAAATAATGATCAAGTCCATTAACTTGCTTACCCTCATCATCTACAAAGTCATCAATCAAGACACCTTTATCATTCTTAAATTTCCAAGTTGGCATTTTAATAAGCCTAGAATAAAAGCACTCCTTATGCTGCAATGTTCCCAAAGCAATAAAGGTAGTGCCTTTTTTAATTATTTTACCAGCTCTATAAACAGCTTTCTGCGCTGCAAACTTAACATCGTTGCTGAACCTAGTCCACTTTTTAATGCGGGCTTCATCAGTTCTACAATCATCTTCACTTTGGTAATCATCTAAAATTATTAAGTCTGGCCTAATATTGTTATATTTTCTACCACGCATCGGTGATGCTGAAGATATAGACTCTATAAAACTTCTATTAGTAAACTCTAGCTGAGTACTATTACATATGTATCTTTTATCTTTATCATCAAGGAGAACTCCAAAGCCTTTCTTTATATATTCATTTTCTAAAAAAGTATTTTTAATTTCCTTAATGAATTTCTCAGCTGTGCTTCCTATGTCTGAACATATAAGAGTATATTTTTTAAATCCATAACAATGGCTCCAAGTTGTAGTGGCAAATGTTCCAAAAGCGGATTTCCCAGTTCCTCTGGGTTCAATACGACCTATTTGATCATTACCATCACCAATTATAGATTCTTGTATATCATGCCATATTTGTCGATGGACCTCAGCAATAGGAGCTGCAGAATTATCTTCCTTAACAAGAAAAACATCCTGGAGGAAATACATACAGAAAAATTCTAAATCTCTTTTCCCAACAGACCAGGCAAGTCCATGATAACCAAATAAATTATCATTATATTTGTGCATTAACTCTGAAGCTTTATCATTTGGAAATATCTTTTTTAGATGAGTATAAAGAAGTTTCCTATTCTGTTTTGATTCTTCCATATACTCACACCTTTCAGTTAATATAATATCTTAAGGCTAATCACTTACTTAGTCCTTTAAATAAACTTTTTATTAATGATATCCCATAAGATCCGAACAAGGTGCCTAGTATAAATGATATTACGATTTTAAAGACTTGACTGCGTAACTCCTTTAAAAATGAACTCAAGAAACTTTTAAATGCTCCTTTTATCCTATCCATTGTTGTTTTTCTAAACTCACATACATATAGGATGCCTTTATCTGATACATGAATTTTATCATTACTAATTGATATAACGTTGTTATTATATTTAGGGTGTTTCCATCCACCTGTTAAACAATATGCTCCGTCTTTATTGTACTCAATCTCTAAATAGTTTAATCGTTCTAACTTACTTAAATGACTATATAACGCTTGTAAGCTTGAGTAACGTCCAGTGTCATCTCTTAATCCATAATCAATACTTGATACATTGAGGCCTTCCTTTAAATCCATATCGAATATATCGCATAATATTTTTTCATCTAACTCCGTCAATATTTTCATATTCTTAACTCCCCCTTCTTTCCTTAAGCTTTCTACAAAAGGGGAATAAATACCTCTATAATATAATTTAAAATATAACTTTCACCTTCTTTGCTGAATAGCACCTCTATGCCTTGTATAACTTGGGTGCTTCATGCAATCATTCATATTAAATGAATTATCTAACGTGAAGTCTAGTTCTTCGCATCCATGGTTTTTGTTGCATTTATTAATCAGAGGACAACAGCATACTAATTCTTTTTCTTTCCATTGAGTTAATAATATTATTTTCATAACTTGCCTCCCTAACCTAAAAAAATATTGTAGAAATTGTATAGCCCATTGCGAAATTTTCGCGCCCTTTTTAAAATAGAAGGGCACCCCTCCAGCTAACACTAATCATTCTAATTATGAACAAACTATTAATGTCGTGAAATAATAATTTCACGACATAATAAGATATACACAACCATAGTCATAGCCTCATTCGTTTGATATACACCAACTAACAGCGACATTATTATTATATTATGTGTATTAATTGTTAACAAACTATATATAAAGTATTAACATATACTATTCTTCATCAAACTCTTTGAGTTCTTTGTCCAATATATCTACTGTTACAGCGTCCTTATCTTCTCTGCCATCTGCTATCTCTATCTTAGTAGCATTGCTCATAGTCTTATCCAATAACTTAGATAGGGCGTCAAACCTTACCTTCTCACTCGTCCCTTTAGTAGCAAGCTTCTTAAGCTCTTCTACTACCTTAGGTCCATAGGAGATGACAGCCTGTCTTGTAGAGGATAAAAAGTCTTGCTCAAGCTTGCTAAGCTCAGCCTTAAACTCTTCCAATTTTATCCATTCATATACTGTATTTCTACTAACTCCTGCTTCCTTTGCTACATCAGTAATTGTGAAGCCTTTCGCCTTTGCTTCTACCGCTCTAATCTGCCTTTCATCTAACATTTAATCATCTCCTTTGTGGGTTACACTCTTAAGCTCTATACACTTCATATAAGCCACTATTAACAACTATATACATTACTTAAGCTTTATTGGTATTAAGTTCCTTGTATGCGCCCTCATATAGCTTATTATCTTAGTTATCATCTATCAACCATATAAAAAAAGAGCCCCTGTATAGGTAGCTCTCATGTTTAATCTTTCAACAATATCATTATATCACCTTTAAACCTTGTCAGAGTGCCATTCAGAGGACAACTTAGTGACAATATAGTGACAAATTAAGTAAATACAATTACTATTCCTTACCAAATATAACTATTGCCAGCTTTTTTAATCCTTCTTTCTTAATTCTTTTGGCTGTTCTTTCTGATACTCTTATGGTATGTATGAACTGATAATAGAATTGTCCTTTTATACAGCTATTAGTTATTACTATTTTTTCTATATCATCAAGGGTTTTAAGCCCGGTGTCTACTGCTTTTATTATGTTTGTCATAACTTTTATTGTATTAGTCAGATCTTCTTTATCCATTTTAATTACAGCATTTTCTACTACACTTGAGAAATTATTTGTTTTACTTAAAACATCTTTATCATATTGAATACCCATTCCGGCTTCAACTATATCTTCTATACTCTCATTTAAATATACAATGCTTGCTTTTATATAATTATATTCCTTAAGCCACCTTATTATTTGTTGCTCTTTTTCATATAAGTTCATAGTTGCCTCCTTAGTACTTGTCTATACTAATTTATCAATGCGCTCTGAGATGATTTTCTTTTCAGCTTCTAGTTTTGCTTTTATAGCCCATTTTTTATTATATACAGCCTGTTTTATGTCCACATCTATTTGTTTAATCCTTCCAAGGTACATATCTTTGAAGTCAATCTTCATTTTTCTGTTACACTCCTCTTCGTTTCCATTTTTTAACTGTTACACTTTTAAAATGCTCTCAATCTATGTCTATCACTGGCTTTGATGCCATTTTTACTGTTTTTATGCCTGTTACACTTTTAAAATCTTTTGTAACCCCTTCTAGACTAGTCATACCAACGTTTTAAAACACCTCTTAAAAAGTGTTACACTTTTGAAAACATACACTACGTATGTGTGTGCGCGTGTGTGTGCGTGACGTATATATATATTTATT